GAATATGGAATTATTGGGCAATGTCGATGAGGATTTTGCTGGTAAACTGGCTACTTGGTCTGAGATTATTCGCAAGACTTTTGACGATGGTGGAGTTGATGACTTGATTACAACTCGACGATTGGTTCATATTGTAAAGTCATATTCAATTTTTAAGGATCGAGTTAAGTCTATTACTCTTGCTCTTAATCGTTTTGATTCTGAAATTAAAACTGGTTTCTTGGACACTTATATGAAGTTGGATGAATCAGTTAATCCACAACCTGTTATTGTTGATGATCCTTTTGCTGGACATGTTCCCCCCACATTTAATACTAGGATTGATCCAAACACTGGTAATATGATCGTTGAGTCTCATGGACAAATAACTGAGTTTTCTGCCCATGAGTTTTCTTCGAGTATATTATCAGAATCAGAAATTATTAACAATATTGTGGCAAGCCATGCCGCTAAGGCTAATGTAGCCCAGCCATGGAATGCGCCACAATTTTAACGTTGGTTTCTATTTTACTTTTATAAAGAATTCAGTTATAATATCTGAATAGGTCATAATTATGCCACAGGTTATGAACTTATATATTGAGTGGCTTTTTTTAATTGAGGATTTAACTATGTCTGCTACTAATTCGATGTTTGAATATCTGTTAAGTGGTCGTCGATTGACTACTAAACAGGCTCGTACTATGTTTAAGATTGATAACGTTGCTGATGTTGTGTATCGCCTTCGTAACGAAGGGACTCCAGTATACACCCATCGTGTAATTCTTAAGAATGGAACCCATTCGTTTGCTTATAGTATGGGTGAGTCCAATGAGACTTTCGTCCGTGCGATTAATAATCGACAGTTTAAGCGCGCACGCAAGATGCTCTATTCTGATGCTCTTGATGTCTAATTCTAGACGAAAATAAAAAACTGATAAAGTTCTGCGAAAAGTGCAATGCTTTTCGCAGTTTTCATTTGCTTTTTGCATAAGTAATCGAGTATAATTAGAGACTATGCAGTATGGAGAAAGAAATGGTCAACGTAATAATCGCTAGAAATAAAATAGACTGCGAACACTTACTAGGTAAGTTCGTTGATGAATCACATTATGATGTTCTGATTGAAGAAGATACTGACTGCTATAAGAATTTCGGTTCTTCTGTTGTTGATAATGAAACTGATTTTAATGAGTTGAATATCGCATTCAAATTTCGTAAAAATTTCTTTTCTAAAGAACAACAAGACCGAGCCTATCTGGGATTGAAAGAGGCAGCATCTCAATCACAAAATCGTGGTCTCGCCGCTGGTCCGAAAGGTGAAAAATGTATTCAAAGAGAGTGGGTCACTGAATTCCAGCTACAAACACTGGATTATTTGTCGAAATTACATTCGACTCTTTTTGAAGAAAACATAAAAGAACATGTAAATAACATTCGTGAGTCTACTGCAAATGTTTCCTCTACAAGAGGAATGGTTTGGCTTGCTTCCGAAATTGAAAAAGATAACTTTAATTTTGAGGATTGGTTGTCAGAAATCTATAGCAAAGATAAGAATTATATTATAACTGCCGCAAAAGATGTAGTTGATAGATACATTTCTGATACAACTTATGCGAATCCAGTATTTTCTGGTATTGCTGGTTGGTTTGATAGATATCCTCGTATTCCTTATGGTCGTGCCACATCATATACCCAACATAATTTTGATAAATTTAAGTTATCATTTCCATTTCTACAGAGCTTAAACGCAGGATTCAAAGAACTGCTGCCTCTTCGTTGGTCTAAACAAAAAGAAGCGGCAGATAAAATTGATTCTAAGTTTCTTGTTCCTGAAACTGTTTTTACGACTGTAACTGTTAACAAGACATTTAGGACTGCTTGTCATCGTGACGCTGGAGATTTTTCAGATGGACTTAGTAATCTGTTGACTTTATCTAATGATGGTAGATATACTGGTGGATATTTGGTGTTTCCAGAGTATAGAGTTGCAGTTAATGTTAGACCTGGTGATCTGCTGCTCGTGAACAACCATGAGATTATTCATGGTAATACGCCTATTGAATGTGAAGAGGGATCTGAGCGTATAAGTTTAGTTTGTTATCTTCGTGAGAAAATGCTAGAACTTGGTTCTTATGAATATGAGAACATTCGTTATGAGTTTGTTGAGTCGCGAAGAAAAAATCCTGAGCATCCACTACAACGTAAACTGTGGAATGGAGTTTCAGCTAATATGTGGGAATGTGAAGAATGGTATGATTTTCTTGAGGAAAGAGGTGGTAGAAATATGGTTTCTAAATATCACCCAGAAGCGTATGCTGAGAAATCATCATTAGATTCATTATTTGGTTAAATAGGAAGTATATATGAAACAAGATTATGTTATCGCAATTCCAAGCTACAAGAGATCTAAAACAGTAAAGGAAAAAACTCTTGCGACTTTGACGAAATTAAATGTTGATCCGAACAAGGTTACTATTTTTGTTGGTGATCTTGATCAAGAAAAAGAATATAGGAATGTTTTATCCGATACACAGTATAAGAATATTGTTGTTGGAGTTCCTGGGATGGGAGCTATCCGTAATTTTATTCAGCAATATTACCCAGAAGGAACCTATATACTGAATCTTGATGATGATCTCATTGAAATTCATTATAGAAAGAATGAGAAAGTTCTTGAGTCAATTACCAATTTAGATGATGTAGTTAAAGCTGGTTTTGAGGCTTGCGAAAAAAACAATGCAAACCTTTGGGGAGTATATGCTGCTTCTAACCCATTCTTTATGCACGATAGGGTTGCAGTTGGATTGTATTATGTGATCGGAAGTATGTGGGGATGCATCAATCACCATGGGGATAAGTATAATGTATCTTTGGATGATAAAGAAGATTATGAGCGTTCTCTTAAATATTACATCGCTGACGGCGCAGTTTGCAGACTTGACTATATAACGGTTAAATCAAATTACTATAAAGAACCTGGTGGTATGCAGGTAACAAGAACTTCTGAGCGTATCGAGGAATCTGCTAAAATTCTTGCAGAAAGATACCCAGATTATTGTACGATGTACTATCGTAAAACAACAGGTCATGCAGAGCTTAAGTTGAGAGATAAGACAAAATCGAATAAGGAAAGTAGTGTTAGTTTAGGTGATTCTTTAGAAAACTTTTTTATGTGAGGTGTTTAAATGCAATTAGAAATTTCAGTTGATAAATTAAAGAAAAATAAGTTATTTGTGGCCACACCAATGTATGGTGGCATGAATCATGGTATGTACATGAAGTCGTCTTTAGATCTTCAGGGTATTTGTACTCAGTATGGTATTGAAGTTCGATTTTCATTCATTTTCAATGAATCCCTAATTACGCGTGCCCGTAATTACCTTTGCGATGAATTTATTCGCTCTGGATTTACTCATATGTTGTTCATTGACGCTGATATTCATTATGATCCTCGCGACATTATTGCAATGATGTCACTTGATCGTGAAGTTATTGGTGGTCCATATCCTAAGAAGTCAATTAAGTGGTCTTCGGTGAAAGAGGCAGTTCGCCGTAATCCTGATGTTAATCCAGGTGATCTTGAGAAGGTTGCTGGCGATTACGTCTTCAACGCTGTTGCTGGTACAGGCCAGTTTAATGTTGGTGAGCCTTTAGAGGTTCTTGAGATTGGAACTGGCTTTATGATGATCAAGCGTGAAGTATTTGAGAAGTTTGAGAAGCAATATCCAGAACTTCATTATAAGCCAGATCACGTTGGTCAAGCTAACTTCGACGGTTCGCGATATATTCATGCATTCTTCGATACTGTTATTGACAGTAAGTATGCTAATATGAAGAATGAGATGAAGTCATTTTTGGATGCTAATCCTAGTGCAACTGGCGATCAAGTTATGCAGTTCTTAACTGATAATAGTAGTTCTATCGGTAAGCAGTATTCTGATCGTTATCTTTCGGAAGATTATATGTTCTGCCAATGGTGGAGGAATATGGGTGGTAAGATTTGGCTTTGCCCTTGGATGAAGACTCATCATATCGGAACATATGCATTTAATGGTGATATGGCTGCTGTTGCTGCACATGTAGGAAGTCTGTAAAAATGATCGTTGGATTATGCGGATCAATTGGTAATGGTAAAGGTTCTGTTGCTGATATTCTTGTCAATAAACATGGGTTTATGAAAGAAAGTTTCGCAAATCCAGTTAAGGATGCGGTCTCAATCATTTTTGGTTGGGATCGCGATCTCCTTGAAGGTGAAACAGTACAATCTAGAGTGTATCGAGAGCAACCAGATGCATATTGGTCTAATGCGTTTAATAAGGAATTCACACCAAGAATGGCTCTACAGCTAATGGGGACTGAGGCTGGTCGAGACACATTTCATCCAGATTTATGGATTCATGCATTGCATAAACGATGTTCGCCAGATAAAAATTATGTTATCGCCGACGTTCGTTTTCCTAATGAAATTAAGTCAATTATGGCGAATGGTGGGAAAGTTTATCGCATTAAGCGTGGTGAAAATCCAAAATGGTATGAAACTGCATTAGATTCTAACTTGAATAATAATCCATTGATGGCTGAAAAATACCCAGAGGTGCATTACAGCGAATGGGCTTGGGTTGGATCAGAATTAAATGGTATTATTGAAAATAATGGGACGATAGAAGATTTAGAAAAGAGAGTTAGTTATATTTTGAATTTTTGAGTTTACAGTATATAATATTTTTGCGTATTTTATTATTGGAGATATTTATGAAATTGAGTGAAGATACTTTGACTATCCTTAAAAACTTTTCATCAATCAATGATGGCATTGTTATTAAGCCAGGAAAGACGTTGAGGACTTATTCGAAAAATAAGGCAATTTTAGCTGAAGCTACTGTTAGTGAAGAATTTCCTATTGAGTTTGGTATTCATGATCTGAATAAGCTTTTGGGTCTTGTTTCAAACAACAAGAAAACTCCAGAAGTTGAGTTTGAGGAAAATTTCTTGACTTTGAAATCATTGGGTAGTGTTCGACTTCGTTACACACAGCCATCGCTTATCTTCCAACCACCGAATAAGAATGTTTCTGTTAATTATGATGTAAGTTTTAATCTTTCTTCTGAAGTCTTAAATTGGATTTTTAGTGCAGCTTCTATTCTTAAGTGTGCGACCATCGTAGTTAAGAGTGAAACTCCTAATGATGAGATAAGTATTTGGGCTATGGATGTTAAGGGTGCTATCGTCGATGATGCTAGTGTTAATATCGGAAAAACTTCGCCTGTTGCCTTTCAAGCTGCATTCGATATTAGTAACTTGAAGATAATTCCTGGGTCATATAGTGTTGAGCTCTCATCAATCGGAGTCGGTAAATTTTCGAACACAGAAAAGAATATTGTCTATTGGGTTGCTCTTGAGAAGAATCTTTCTAAATTTGAAAAGGCTGAATAATCATGATTCAAAAGTTTACTGAAACTCAACTTAAAGAAATTAAAAATAAGTTTGATGAGATAAGTAATTCCATGACTCGAATGGCGTCGGAGCGTGATTTGCTCAAGGAAATCTATAATTCATTAAAGGAAGAATATGAGATTCCCCCTAAGATTGCTCGTAAACTAGCAAAAACTTACCATAAGCGAAATATGCAAGAAATTGCTGCTGAACATGCTGATTTCGAAGAAACTTATACCACAGTATTTGAGGTTAAGTGATGAATTAAATCTTGAAATTGGAGTAATTATATTATGATTGATGATGAAAATATCTTGTGGGTTGAGAAATATCGACCAAAGAAAATTGAAGATTGTATTTTACCAGAAGCACAAAAGAAACCATTTCAGGAATATGTGAACCGAAAGGAAATTCCTAATATAATTCTTTCTGGTAGCGCAGGTGTAGGTAAAACTACCGTTGCTCGTGCTATGTGTGAGGAAATTGAGGCTGATTATATCCTCATCAACGGATCAGACGAGTCAGGAATCGACACATTAAGAGTTAAGATTAAGGGATTCGCATCATCTGTTTCGTTGATGGGGGGTCGGAAAGTTGTAATTATTGATGAGGCTGACTATCTTTCACCAGCGGCTCAGGCTGCTTTTCGTGGAGTTATTGAAGAATTCTCCAGTAATTGTTCATTCATCTTCACCTGTAATTTTAAGAATCGTATCATTCAACCGCTTCATTCTCGTTGCGCTGTGATTGATTTTAAGTTAGTTAATGGCCAAAAGGCTAAGATGGCAGCAGCTTTTATGAAGCGTGTCGAGTATATTCTAAAGAATGAGAATGTTGAATATGATCAGAAAGTTGTTGCTGAACTTATTACTAAATTTTTCCCTGATTATCGTAGGGTTCTTAATGAGCTTCAGCGTTATGGTGTTAGCGGTAAAGTTGATGTTGGTATTTTGGCGAATGTCTCGGATAATAAGTTAAACGAACTTGTTTCTTATATCAAAGAAAAAAACTTCAGAGAAGTTCGTAAGTGGGTCGCTCAAAATGCTGATAATGACACGCATCGTATCATGAGAGATTTTTATGATAAGGTGTATGATATTCTAAAACCAGAATCCATTCCCCTTGCAGTAGTGTTATTGGGTAAATATCAGTATCAGGCAGCATTCGTTGCTGATCAAGAAATTAATCTGATGGCATTTATGACTGAACTCATGGTTGACTGTGAGGTTAAGTGATGGACTTATTTAAAGATATACTTCCAAGTATTATGCAAAATAAGAAATATGTTCTGGAAGAAGAAAAAGATTATACCGCATTCATAATAAACAAAACGCTATCATATCATCCTGATTGTATTTTAGATTCTAATATGATGAATTTTTATTGTAATCTGGATAACGCACCGCAATATCAATTCTACCTAAATAACCTGAGATCCATGAAGAGACCGTTTGTCAAATGGGAAAAGCCCATTAAAGAAAATGATCTTCTTGCGGTTAAGTTATTTTTTGGATATTCTGATAGTAAAGCTGTGGAATGTCTTAAAATATTAACTGAGGACCAATTACAAATAATTAGAACAAAAACAAGTATAGGTGACTGATATGAATATCGAAAACTTAGTTGAGGTAACTTTAGCAGAAAAAGATGACTTTCTTAAAGTTCGGGAGACTTTAACACGCATTGGCGTTGCTGCTAAAAAAGAAAATGTGCTCTATCAGTCCTGTCATATTTTACATAAACAAGGTAAATACTATATTGTTCACTTTAAAGAGCTTTTTGCATTAGACGGTAAGCCCTCCAGTATTATTGAAAATGATATTGCTCGCAGAAATACCATAGCTAATTTGTTGGCTGAATGGGGATTGATTAAATTAGTTGATCCGAAAAAGAGCAAAGATCCAATCGCACCATTATCGCAAATTAAAATTATAGCTCATAAAGATAAAAATGACTGGAATTTGATTGCCAAATACAATATTGGAAAGCGTCGTAGAGAAGAAATATTTGATAACTAAAAGGTGAAATTATTATGATTAGGTTGAGTTATTTTAAGATGAATAGTGACGTTATGACGCCAACTCGGGGGACTTCATATTCTGCTTGTTTGGACTTGAGATTTTGTCCATCAAATGATGAGGTTAAAGGTTATGATGTTTATAATGAAGAAATCGTTAGGCACGTAGACCCTGATGACCGATCAATTACGATTCTTCCTGCAGATCGACTACTTCTGCCCACAGGATTAATTTTTAAAATTGATGCTGATGGGGATTCAGACGTAGAACTCAATCAATATTCTATAAGAATTCATGCTCGTTCTGGATTGGCACTAAAACGTGGTCTTGTTCTTGCTAATGCTGAAGGTATAGTTGATCTTGACTATCAAAAAGAGATATTCGTATTAATGACAAATATCTCTAACTATCCCCAGATGATTGACTTCCAAGAAAGAATTGCACAAGTAGAAGTTGTTCGAAATGAAATCTTACCTTTGAGTGAACTTGCTAACCCACCCACACAGTATTCTGAGCGCTCAGGTGGATTCGGTTCAACAGGAATTTTATGAGTAAAACTCAAGCGCAAGAGTGGCTAGATTATCTTCTAGTTACTCTTGGGGAAGAGCGTGATCCTGAATTGAGGCGACTCTGTGGATTTTTTCAAGTCATGAAATATAGAGCAAAACAAAAAAGTATCAGTAAATCTGATTTAACTATTACGTTAGATGCTGTAATTGAATATACTCTTACTAAGGTCACTAATAAGCATAGGTCGACCGAATTACTAAGAGGCGTGAAACAATTTATTCTAAAAGAACTTGACAAGTAAGTAAATATTATATATAATATTAATGTAGATGCTCATTTTGGGGTCTACAGATTATTAACTTGCTTATTAAGGAGTCTATTATGACAAATCTACAACCACTAAATCGTTATCTATCTTCTACCCTTGGCTTTGAGCGTATGTTTGATGTATTGGATCATGCATCAGATGTGCTCAATCATTCCAACACTGCATTTCCCCCAGCGAATATTGTTCGTTTGGATGACTATAATTTTATTGTAGAACTTGCTGTTGCTGGGTATAAGAAGAGCGAAATTACAATCTCAACAGAAAAGAACTTACTCACTATTGCTGGTGAGAAGGTTGAGAAAGATGATCGTCAATATCTCGCAAAGGGAATTGCTGGTCGTTCATTTTCTCGCAGCGTTTTACTTGCTGACACCGTAGTCGTAAATGATGCGACTTTGGAAGATGGCATTCTTTCTGTTTATCTAGAGAATGTAATCCCTGAAACCCAAAAGCCTCGCACAATTACTATTAATTAATTTGTGAAAGAAAAGTTTATATCATTATACTTTGATGTAGCTGAGAGAGTTTCACAGCTCTCTCATGCTCAGAGGCTAAAAGTTGGTGCGGTTGTTGTAAAAGATGACCGCATCCTTTCTTACGGATACAACGGAACACCAGCTGGTTTTGATAATTGTTGTGAAATTGAAGGCACTACTCGCCCCGAAGTAGTTCATGCGGAAATGAACACTATAGCAAAAATAGCTAAACATGGTGATTCTTGTGAAGGTGCAACAATGTTTATCACTCATGCACCTTGTATTGAATGCGCTAAAATGATTTTACAAAGTGGTATAGTTAAGGTATACTACAAGACTGATTATCGTTCTATGGTCGGCGTGAATCTTCTAAATAATGTGATTGAGGTTATAAAGCATGAAAGTTCAAATTGGTAAATATACTTCTTGGGTTGGTCCTTACCAGATTGCTGAAAATATTTTATTCTGGAAGGATAAAAATGAAGATCCCATGGTATATAATTTCGGCAAGTGGTTATCACAAGATCGTCATGGAAATGATTCTTGGTTGACCAAGCTCTGTCAATGGATTGAAAGTAAAAAGAAACGCAAAGTTAAGATCCAAATTGATCCATGGGATACATGGAGTATGGATAACACTCTTGCGTTAATCATTCTTCCTATGCTCAAGCAGCTTAAAGCCACCAAACATGGTAGTCCATTTGTCGAAGTTGAAGATGTACCTAAGCATCTTCGCCCAAAGAAGAAAGCCTCAGCTAAAAACGGATATGCTGATAGCACACATCATGAACGTTGGGAATGGGTTATGGACGAATTGATTTGGACATTTACTCAATTGACTGATGATAATAATGATGGGCAGTTTCATACTGGTGAAATTGATATGAAATTTATACCGCTTGAAGATGGAATGAGTGAGATGGTCAAAGGTCCAAACGATACTCATGTGTTTGATGAAGAAGCCTATAAAAAACATCATGAGCGAATTAAAAATGGTCTTATCCTTTTTGGGAAGTATTATCAAGGCTTGTGGGACTAAGGGAGTATATCATGCATCTTTATCGTAAATCTATTTTTCGAACTCGTGCTCGTGTAATTTTTGATCCATCAAATGATGATCATGTGCGAGATTATGCTAAGTTTGTGAAGAATTCTAATTGGGTTGATGGTTGTAATTACTTGCTGGAAGATCCTTTTCTTGATATTCCAACTATGATTAATACTAAATTAGTTTCTCACTTACTGGTAAAATATCAATGATCATAATACACACTAAACTACCGAAGTCAGTTTCTAAAAAGAAAAGAAGACCGAAGGGTCCTCTAGCAAAAAAACTTGACATTAATACGCTTATTAAGTATAATACCAATAAGCTCCCTACTTATGATTATTGCCCTCGACCAGCAGCAGAAAATGCTAGAAAAATTCAGTCTCATGTTACTACGACGCAATTCATCCCAGCTCGTCAATCTATGACCGATGCGATGTCTTTGGCTAAAGAAAGCCAAGAAACACAAGATGCTATTATGTCTAAGACAAGACGTTTAGCGCCTCTGTATTCAAAAGGACCTGTTCAACTTATGTCTGATGACACTGACTATAGGACAGTTGGAAGGAAAATATGAGTATTTTCCCTAATTCTCCTTGTATTAATGTTTGTAAACTTGATAATGAACGTGAATATTGTGGTGGATGTTTTAGGACGTTAAAAGAAATTACTGATTGGCGATACTTATCCGAAGATAAGAAAATAGAAGTTCTAAAATTATGTGAACAAAGGAAACAAAATGAACGATAATGATACTAGACTTAAAAATTTGTATGATAAATACTTGGACTATAATATATCACATCTAACTGGCGAAGAGTCATACTCTGCTGTTGAATTATCAGCAATTATGATTGCACAAGCACTTATGTTTTATCGTACAGTTCTTAGTGAATTTGAGTATGAGAAAATTGTTAAACAAATCTATGATTCTCGGAAAACTATACATAGTTTAAATGATGGCTTAAAAACAATACAATGAAAATTAGTTTGATGTCAGACCTGCATTTAGAATTCGCTGGAATGGAACTTCCAGGCGGCGATATTCTATTGCTTGCGGGTGATATACTTGTTGCAAGATATTTACAAGAAAGAAGAACAGATTCCGAAGCTAAAAAATTAAAGAAAAGAGCTAAAGAGTTTTTTAATGAACAATGCTCGAAGTATAATCAAGTCTACTATATTGCTGGGAATCATGAGCATTATAGTGGAATTTTCGATGAGACTTTTGACATTTTGCGGGACTATATTGTTGACACTAATGTAAAATTTCTTGAGAATGAGTTAGTGAGTTTGAACGATGACTGGAATTTATTTGCAGCTACGCTTTGGACAGACTATAATAATAATGATTATTGGGCTAAAAATACAGCCGATAATTCGTTAAATGATCATAGACTTATTAAAAAGGTAAAACCACATTATGATAATCATAATCGTAGTGAGGATAGTGTTGGATATTTTCACCCAGACGATGCTTATGAAGAACATTTAAAAACAATTAAAG